GTTGCCAATGTCTAGATATTATGCTGATATAGTGGCTAAAGGTATTCCTGTTATTTGGGAAGACATGATATAAAATATATTATAGTTATGATAAAGCAGGAGATATATTTACCAAAATATGATTGGTCTATAAAGGTTTACTATGCTGTAGATGCTTACTATACAAATGAAATTCTAGAAAAACTTGAGAAATATAATCCCACTATTGAGGAATACTCTAGTGTAAAGTCTTTAATGGAGAACTATGAATATAATACAGGGTTCACATTTACTGATTATAGAAACAAGCAATCTTTAATGGTAATAGGATTAACAACTTCTCCTTCAGAATTTCAAAGTACGTTTGACCATGAGAAAGGGCATTTGGCTATACATATAGCACAATACTATAATATAGACCCTTACAGTGAAGAATTTCAATATCTTAACGGTTCTATAGGAAAGAAGTTATTTCCAATAGCTAAAAGATTTATTTGTAAGCATTGTAAAAAAGATTTACTAGACCTGTTTAGTAAGTAAATTTAGTAAAATAGTATAAACTTTTTCTTAAGGGATTTTTATAATATCTTTAAATCTGTTGCATATTTAAAAAATATATATTAAATTTGTGAAAATTTTAAGGAGAAGATTAAAATGGATAACTACACTATTGGTGGAATGATGACAGATGCTTCTGCAATTGAAGCTCTGTTTAGTAAAGGTACTGAAGAAACACAGGAACCTGAAGTTGAAGAAGAAAAAGATACAGATACTGATACTAATGATCAGCAAAAAGATATTACCGAGGAACAACCGGATATAGAAAGTCTGTTTGGTCCAGAGAAAGTAGGTAATGACGAAGAGGAAACAGAGGAAAAGAAAGAACCTTCTCAAAAACCTGAGCCAGGCTCTTCTCCTAAAAATCCTTACTCTTCCATTGCCTATGCTATGTTTGAAGAGGGGGTTCTTTCTAATCTTTCTGAAGATGACCTTAAAGATGTCAAAGATGCGGAATCCCTTGTTAGTGTAATGGATAAATATGTTAATACAAGACTTGATGAGCAGCAGAAAAGAGTAATTGATGCACTTGATGCTGGAATAGAGACAACTGTTATTAAACAATATGAAGATACCATTACAGCCCTTAATAAGGTGACAGAAGATAGCATAGAGGCAGAAACTCCTGAAGGAGAGAACTTGAGAAAGGCTATTATTTATCAGTATTATATAGATAAGGGAGAATCACAGGATAGAGCAAATAAAATGGTTGAAAGAGCTCTTTCAGGTGGTACTGATATAGAGGATGCTAAAGAGTTTCTTGAAGAACTTAAGACCTCTACACAAAATAAATATGCAGCTCTTATTGAAGATAATAAGCAGCAGCTTCAAAATTATAAGAAGAAGCAAGAAGCCGAGCTTAACAAAGCTAAGAAATCCATTCTTGAGGATGAACATATTCTTGGTGATGTTGTAGTGGATAGACAAACAAGACAGAAAGCTCTTGATTACTGGTTAAAACCTGTATATAAGAAAGAGGATGGTACATACATGTCTGAGTTGCAGAAATATGCTAATGAGAACCCACAAGAGTTCCAAATAAAAATGGCACTTTTATTTGCAATGTCAGATAAATTTAAAAATCCTGAAAAGATTGCAAGAGAAACTGTTAAGAAGGAAAAGAAAAAGGCTATGAAAGAGCTTGAGACTGTTATTAACGGTACTCAAATGTCTCTTTCTGGAGGTATTGATTTTGGATTTAAAGACGAAAATACTAATTTCAATACCTTTAATCTTGCTTCTCCTGAACAATGGAGAAAATAATACTAACAATTAATATTAATATGGCTGGTAAATTACAAAAATTTCAGACAATTCATTTCCAGGGTTGGGCTAAAGATATAAGCAAGCAGAATAACCTTGGAATGTACTTGCAGCTTGCTCCTCAAAAAGCCAATCCTATGGTTGTAGAGTTGCTGGCTGTGAATTACGCTAAGAACCTTGATATTTTCTTGTCCCAATTTGCTGTAAAGGAATTTGATAATGACAACGATTATACATGGGATGTAGTAGGAAGCACAAGAAGAAATATTCCTCTGGCTTATGCTATTGATGAGGCAGGCAATGAAGTTACTGGAGGGGAGGGTCAGGCTCCGATGATTGGTGTTGATAAGCAACCCTTTGAGCTTGTATTTGATGAGGAGTGGTTTTTTGACGGCGAACTATTATATGGGGAGTTAAATGAGGCTTACCCGATGAGAGTCCTTGGTCCTGTACAGTATAGAGGAACACAGAAAGTTTATACCGTACAGCTGTTTGGTACTAATACTGATGGTATTCCTTATGAGCAACTGCTTCCGGGAAAGAGATTTAGCTATGGTCATGCTCCTGTTTCCCGCGGTTTGAGTCGTGATGTCGGAGGGCTCAGACATGCTACTCCTGCTTCTATGAGAAATGAGTTCTCTCAAATTAGACTTTCTCACAAGGTATCGGGTGATTTGATGGATCAGAAGATTGCAATGGAACTTCCTATTGTTACTTCTGATGGTAAGCAGGCTTCTACCACAATGTGGATGCACCTTGAGAACTGGGAGTTTGAGAAAACTTGGTCTGAATATAAATCTGATGTCATTGCATATTCTAGAAGTAATAGAAATGACAATGGCGAGTATATGGACTACGATAAGTCTGGCGAAGTAATTAGAGAGGGTGATGGTATCTATGCACAGACAGAGGTTGCTAATGTAAGATACTACAATAAATTCTCTCTGGGTCTGATTGAGGATATTCTGTACAACCTTACTGAAAATAAGTTTGGCTTTGGTGAGAGAACATTTATTCTCAAGACAGGTCAGCAGGGAGCTATCAAGTTCCACAAGGCTGTAAAAGAGGAGACTAGCGGTTGGTTCAGTATGCAGATTGATGCTGCTACTGTAGGTGCTGTTTCTAAGACTACCTCTGAGCTGCATAGAAATGCTCTCAAGGCTGGTTATCAGTTTACTGAGTGGATGGCTCCGAATGGTCTTTCTATTAAAGTTGAGGTTGATAATACCTATGATGACAGAGTTAGAAATAAAGTTCTGTTGGATGGTAAACCGGCACAATCGAGTAGATTTGATATTTGGGATATTGGTACTTCAAAAGATGCTAACATCTTTAAGACTGTTGTTAAAAACAGACCGGAAGTAACTGCATATTCTTGGGGCTTGAGAAATCCGTGGACGGGTGAGTATAATAATCCTAATGCATCGTATGATGAGGATTCTGC